TCTGGTGCTCGACGGGCCGCGCCAGGAGCACGGCCGCGGACCCACAGAACGGCTCGACGTAGCTGTCGACGTCGCCGAGCGCATCCCACACGAGCGACGCGACCCGGGACTTGCCGCCCATGTACGGATACGGGGCGGCGAGCTGGTCGCTCACGACGTGTCGCTCCGGTCCGGGTCAGTCTCGGCAAGGACGCGCAGCCACTGTGCTACCTGCTCATTCGCGGGGCCGTACGTCGCCGAGCACATCGTCACCGCGTCGGCGAACTCGGCCCGCAACTGTCGCAACGACGCATCACAACGCCGCAACTGGCGGTACTGGTCAATGTGTCCTTTGAGCTGATCGGGCACGGAGGCCCAGAGGACGTCGGTCGTCTGCGCGAACACTTTGCGATACTCAGCGGCGCGCTCAGGGGCGAGCGGGTCGAAGGTGCCGTCCCCGATTGGGACGTACACGTGGAGCCATCCGCAACTGTCGCAACGCCACACCTTGTCTGGCGTGTCGTCCGTTTGGTCGATGCCCGTAGATGAGTCGTGGGCGCAAAACGGATCACGCGCGATTCGCGCGCTGCGATGGTCGATGCCAGACGTGTTCGTGTCGCTCATGTGTTCTCTCCTTCGGCGAGGTGGACTTCGAGGTTGCCGCCGGCCCATTCGACCTTTGCCGCGACCTCGACGCGGACCTCGCCATGCACGATGTCGGAAAAGTCGGAGTTGTTGATCCAGTCGGCGTAGTTGCAGATCCACTTCCGCGGCCCGCATATCCGGACCGTGTGGGCCAGGTTGTACGGGCAGCGGACCTCGAGGGTTGGGCCGTCCGCCGAGATGGACACGAAGAACTCGTGGCGGTCACTCATCGTCTGCCGACCCCGACCGCGACGACGACGACCACGAGGACCTCGACCCCGACCACGACGACGACCCCGACCCCGACGACCACGACGACGACCCCGACGCCGACGACCACCACGCCGACGACGACCCCGACCACGACGACCACGACGACACCGACGAGGACGACGACCCCGACCCCGACCACGACCCCGACGACGACCGGGCCAACAGCGCGGCAATCACGGGCACCCCGACGCCGACCACGACGACCCCGACCGCGACCACGACGGCGCCGAGGACGACTCCGACCACGACCACGGCGACGACGCCGACGCCGACCCCGACCACGACCACGACGGCCACGCCAACGCCGACCCCGACCACGACGACCACGACGACACCGACGAGGACGACCCCGACCTCGACGACCGCGATCGGGCCAACAGTGCGGCAGTCACTGGTACCTCGCCCACCACGACGACCCCGACCGCGACAACGGCCCCGACCACGCCGACGACACCGACGAATCCGACCACGACGAATCCGACTCCGGTAACGCCGACCGCTGCGACGCCGACGACGCCGACGAGGCCGACCCGAACAACGCCGACGCCGACGACGCCGACGACGACGACGACCACGACAACCACCGCGATCGGGCCAGGAATGCGGCGGTCACGACCACGCCGACACCGACCCCGACGACGACGACCCAGACCACGACCACGACGACCACGACGACGACGACGAGGACAACGACGACCTCGCCGACAACGACAACGACGACCACTGCGACGACCACTGCGACGACGCCGCCAACGACCTCGACCACGACGACGACAACGCCGACAACGACGACGACGACGACCGCGACCGGGCCAACAGTGCGGCAGTCACGACGACCCCGACGACAACGACGACCGCGAGGGCAACGACCACGACGACGACGACGCCGAGGACGACGACGCCGACGCCGACGCCGACCACGACCCCGACCACGACGCCGCCGCCGACCTCGACCCCGACCCCGACGACCACGACCACGCCGAGGACGACGCCGACCACGCCGACACCGACCCCGACGGCCACGACGACGACGACCACGCCGACCGCGACCGGGCCAACAGTGCGGCAGTCATTAGACGACCGTGCGCGGCAACGGGTGCAGCCACGGCGACACATCCACGATCGCGCCGACCGCCAGCACGACCTCACCGGGGTACGGCTCGACGCTGGTCAGCTTGCCGTTCGTCAGCGCGTTGGTCCACCGGCCCGAGTGTGCCACCCACGCGGCGTCGTCGAGGACGAGCCACTTGTCGCCGATGGCGCGGACGCGGCCGGTGTAGTGGTAGGTGACGGACCGGACAATGACGTTATCGCCGACGTTGATCGGGCTTGGTTCGATGTTGTTCATGTTGTTCCCTTCGGTTGGTTCTTACGGTTCTTACGGATTAGAGAATGCGCGGTCACTCATCGTCTGCCGACCCTGACGACCGCGACGACGACGACCACGAGGACCACGACGACGACGACGACGACGACCGCGACAACGACGACGCCCTCGACCGCGACGCCGACCACGACCCCGACAACGACGACCATGATCGCGACCACGACGCCGACCCCGAGGACGCCGCCGACGACGACCCCGACCCCGGCCACGACGGCCACGACGACGACGACCACGACGGCGACCACGACGGCCACGACGACGAGGACCACGACGACCGCGACCGGGCCAACAGTGCGGCAGTCACGAGGACCACGACCCCGACGACGCCGACGACCGCGACAACGACGAATCCGACACCGACGACGCCGACACCGACGAATCCGACTCCAACAACGCCGACCACTGCGACGACAACGACAACGACGACGACGACCCCGACCTCGACCTCGACCACGACGAGGACCACGACGGCGACCTCGACCACACCGGCCGGGCCAACAGTGCGGCAGTCACGAGGACCACGACCGCGACGCCCTCGTCCGCGTCATCGACGACAACGACCACGACGACGACCACGACGACCGCGACCCCGACGACGCCGAGGACGACTCCGACGACGCCGAGGACGACTCCGACGACGCCGAGGACGACTCCGACTGCGACGCCGACTGCGACCCCGACTGCGACGCCGACTGCGACCCCGACCACGACGACCTCGACGACGCCGAGGACGACTCCGACCACGACCACGACCACGACCACGACGGCGACGACTCCGAGGACGACGCCGACGACGACGAGGACGACGCCGACCACGACAACGACGACCGGGCCAACAGTGCGGCAGTCACGAGGACCCCGACGCCGACTGCGACGCCGACTGCGACCCCGACCGCGACCCCGACGACGCCGAGGACGACTCCGACCACGACCACGACCACGACCACGACGGCGACGACTCCGAGGACGACGCCGACGACGACGAGGACGACGCCGACCACGACAACGACGACCGGGCCAACAGTGCGGCAGTCACGAGGACCCCGACGCCGACTGCGACGCCGACTGCGACCCCGACCGCGACCCCGACGACGCCGAGGACGACTCCGACCACGACCACGACCACGACCACGACGGCGACGACTCCGAGTACGACGCCGACGACGACGACGCCGACCCCGACACCGACCACGACGACGACGACCACGACCTCGACGACGACCCCGACCTCGACGACCGCGACCGGGCCAACAGTGCGGCAGTCACGAGGCTCCCTCGCCGAAAGGTAAGACGCCCTGGCGCGAGCGCTCCGCCAGCTCCGTCGCCGACATCACGCGCCGACCCGACGGCCGGCAGTCGATCCCGCATTCGTTGCGACACGTCCGGCATCGCAGACCGGGAGTGTGCGCGGCGACAGGATGCCAACATCGGGGGCAACAATGGACGACGACATCGGCGAACGTGTCGCGACACACCACACATGACCGGTCGGGGGCGGCCGCGGTCATGGGAGCGGCTCAACGGGCGCGGGTGACGCACTCACCGGCGCGGTGCCGTCGACACAACACGATCGCGGGCAATGCTCGGCACCGTCACGGACCCACTGCGCGCGCGGGCCGAACCAGCCGCCACACTGCGGGCACCGTCGAAAAGTCGTCATGGCGTCTCTCCGTTCAGGTCGTCTGGCGGCGCGGAGCGTCCGCGCCAACGCGACGAGATCCGTGGCACGTGTTGTCGGCACCACAACTGACCCGGCGGCGCCGAACGCGGGCAATGCACACTCGGATCGACAGGCGCACCCATCGGACACCGATCGCGGGCGGGAGCGGGAGCGACGAACCGGGCTCGCACCCAGTAGTAGACGACGGCGCAACGACCGGACCAGGTGAGGTGACGGAACATGGTCATGGTGTCATCTCCCAACTCTCTTTTTGCGCCGGGCACGTCCGGCACTTCGAGCGGGGCGCCCCACCGAGATTGCTCACGTCGTCCTCGGCTGTACGTCCGCCAGACGGTACGGACTCTGCCCATCCCCCATATCGACCGCTGCCAGCGTCCCGGACATGGTGCATTGGCAACGCTCAATCGTGGCCGTGGCCGTGTACACCGCGGAAAGGTCGTCGACATTCACGACCATCTTGTGACACCCGTCCGGGCCGTGCATCTCCGCCGGGTGACCACACCGGCAGGTCATGCCGACGCCACCTCTGGTAATGCGGCGAGCAGAAGTCGCCCGTATGACGCAACCGCCCGCAACCTTCCACAACCTTCCACAACACACGGCGCTGGTGGACGAGGCTTGGGTCCACGCTTACCCACAAGCGTTCCAGTTTGAGCAGCCGGCCCCACCAGCCCATAGCGTGCGCGCCGCCGCGTCTTGCTGTTCCGGCGTCGCGGTCGCAAGGTCGCAAGGGAGGCCGATCTTGCACGCCCACTCCCCCGAGAACTGCCACTTGCCGTAGCACCCGCGACCGTCGCAACCGGTCGCGTTGAACGCCGTGTACGACCCGCCCGATTCATCATGCGCAACCGAACACGGCGGGAGATCGCCACCGCAGGGCGCTAGCGGGTCGAGTGTCGCCGACGCGGCAGGCCCGTGAGACCGGGGGTCCACATGGCCCTCGACCTCAGGGTGGACATCGCGCGCGTCGGCGAACGTCGCGACCGCAGTCGCGAACTCCAAGCCCGCCATGAGGTGTCGTTGTTCGATCACCGGGCCGACTGTCGTTGTGGTCATTGGCACCTCACTTGCCGTTGTCGTTGTCGCGTCGGTGGCGACGATGTCGGGGCCGTTGCCGCAGCCCGTCAGGACGGCGACGACAAACAGGCCAACCAGGCACTTGCGGAGGAAAGACAAATCACGGCTTCTCCTTTTCGGGGATATGGCGCGAGGTCATGCGACCCCGATATTTGCTCTATGCAACCGCGCGAACGCGGCGGTCTCGTCCGAGGGACGCCACACGACGGCCTCCAAGCCGCAAGCCCGCAATGCGTCGAGGACCTCGGCTTGTGTGCCGGACACCTTCGAGCGTGGGCTGTCCGTTTTCAGCTCGGCGAACAGCACTTCCGGCGGTCGCAATAGCACAAGGTCGGGCCAGCCCGGGGCACTCTTGCGGCTGTCGAATGGGTGGAATGTCCACCAGCCTTGGAGGCGCGCATATGCGACGACGAGCGACTGCCATTCCTTCTCGGTCAGTGTCGGCCGGGCGGTCATCGGACCCACCCATCTCCGGGCGGCAACGCCTGGGCGTCGTCGGAGGGGGAAGGCCGGGACAGGCCGATGAGGCGGGATTCTCGCGGGTGGGCGTGGATCTCGTGGTGCGCCCGAGCGCAGAGCCACAGGCCGTTCTCCGGCTTGTGTGCGCCTCCCAGGCTGCGAGGGAGCACATGGTGGGCGTGGACGCCTGGGTGGGCTCGGGCAACGCCGCAGAAGGCGCGCCGGTGGGTGTCGGTCCACACCTCGCACAGTCCGCCGGCGCGAGCTCGGACGGCCTCGCGGAAGGCGTCGATGGCTGGGGCTTCCCGGATCGCGCGCGCGCCTCGGGCCCGCAGGCCCGCGTACGCGTGGAAGCCGGCGTGGCCGACTGGTCGGCGGCAGGGCCGGCCACGCCTCGCCGCCGGGCACATCATCAGACCATCGCCCTGAGGTTGGCGTTGATCGAGCGCAATGCGTCGAGCTGGGAGCGGTAGGCCCTGCCGGCCTCCTGGCAGGCCATCAGTCGAGCCTCGGCGATGCGGCGGGCCAGGTAGGCGTCGGCGGTCACGAGTGCTGCCTGGGCGTCCCGTTCGGCGACCGTGTCCGCGTCGGCCTTGAGCACGGCCTGGGCGTGCTCCCGCTTGTACGTCGCGTCGGCCACGGCGGCGAACTCGGCACGCTCGGCGAGGACGTGGAGATTCTCCTCGCCGAGTCGAGCGAGGCGCATGATCTCGCGCTCGACGTCGGTCTGCACGACCATCGTCGAGTGCGCGCGCTTGTCGTCGGCGGCGAAGTCGGGCCAAGCCACGCTAGAACGGTTCGCCGCTGAAGTCGTCGGGCTCGGGCTCGGGTGCCGGCGGCGTCGGTGCGACGGCCGGGGCCGTGGCGGCGAACGGGTCGACCTCGCCGCACTTGTGGCGCACCGCGAACATCTTTTTTGTGCCGTTCGGCGTCTTCTCTGTGCCGGTGAACTTCGCCGCGATCATGTCTCCGACCTGGGGCTGTAGCGCTCCAACCTGCATACGTAGATCCACCTTGTCGACCGCGAGCGTCACCGTGTCACCGCCGCCGCGCGGCTCGAGGTCGAGCAACGGTACCGGGCCCTTGTCCGGGTCGAACGTGTGGACGCGGATGGCGACGATCTTGCCGACCACCTCATCCCCGATCGCCTCGAACTTTACGAAGTCGCCGCCGCCGGCAAACGGCGACCAGTCGAATGCGTCACTCATGGCATCATCTCCATCTCGGGTGATCATCGTCCCACCACGACTCGTTGCCGTAGGGCGGTTGGTTCGGGTCATGGTCGTCGTACACCGCCGCCCGCGACGTAGCGGGCGGTAGCGGACGGCCGGTGCCGGGGTCGAGCCCGGCCGCGATGCGCTCATCTTCGAGGCGGTCGCGGGCGATGAACTGTCGGCGCTGCGATCGCGCGTTTTCGCTCATCGCATCGCCGCTTGGCGATACGAGCGAGACGAGCGAGACTGCATGTCGCGTCGATGGTGGACGGCGCAGACCGGCCCGCAACATGTCGGGACCTGGCCCGGCGACACGCGCCACCGAAAGACGCGATGACAGCCGGCGCAGCGCAGCGAGCGGTAACGCGCCACGCCGGTCGCGACCTCGACTGCCCGGAGCTTCTGGCGCTGCTTCGGCGCCAACCCGGCTCTGAGTCCCCAGCGGTCGTGAGTGGCGAACGCGTCGTCGAGGCACTCGGTCGCGACGGGACAACGCGCGCAGGCGGCGCGCGTCGTCGGCGGATACGCCGCGCCGTCGCGCCCGTTCGGGCCCGCGGAGAAGAACAGGTTTGTGTCCATGTCTTTGCACGCCGCGTCGTCCCGCCAGGTCATTCGTACGCGCCGGCGTCGGCGTCACTGTCGGCTTGGACGTTTGCCTCGTGCGCTTCACTGTCCTCGGGGGTCGTTGGGTCGTCCGGGTCGCCCCAGTCGTACGGGCGGTGGCGGACGATCCGCACGTCATTCCGCCACACGGTCAGTACCTCCATCACGACAGGGCCGCGTCAAAGGCGGCGTGGAGGGACCGCAGCGCGTCGCCCGCGGCGACACAAGCGGCCGTGCGTCGTCGCCCGGCGGCGGCGTGTTCGGCCGTGAGGTCGTCGTGTGCCCACGTCGAGTAGATCATCTCGCGGCGCGCCTCGCGGTAGGCGGTGAGCGCCGCCAGGATGACCGGGTCGAGCTGGTCGCTCATCGCAGTCTCCTGTCGCGGCCGACGGTGTTGGGGCGCCCGGCGTCGCCGCCGGGAAGAACGGACGACGCACGATGACGGCCTGGCGCTGCCGCCACACGGTCAGTACCTCCATCATCGTTGGGCGTCCCCAACTCTTGGGTCACCGTCCAGATCGCGTAGATCGCGGACGTGACCACGAGCAGCATCGCCGCGCAGATCGCGACGAAGGTGAGGTCATAGGCGCTCATATGGTGGCTGCTCCCACAATGTCGTCACAGTCGTGGAGCGCGACGGCGAAGTCGATGAGTGCGTCGGTGTCGAGTGGCGGGCCGTTCGGGTGGGGCTCGTCGGGCCAACAGCAATAGGTGACTCGACATCCGGCCTCGACGAGCTGGTGAGCGACGCGGGACGCGCAACGTTTCGCGTTGGCCCCGGCGCACGTGGGGCACCGGAACGAGTAGGAGCAGACATCGGCGGGCCAGAGCAGCACGTCCACGTCGTCGACCGTGACGACGACGTCGCCGCAGTCGGGGCAGACGGCCCGGATCTGGGCGATCACGAGGGGTCGTCGCCTGACATCAGGCGCTCCAGGTCGGCGCGAGAGATGCGCTGCCAGGCCCCGGCCCCGCCCCAGCGGTGCGCGGTCAGCCGTCCCTCGCGGACCCACCGGGTGATCGTGTCGCGATGCACGCCGACCAGCTCCGCGGCCTCGCCGGTGGTGAGCCAGGGGCGTTCGGGTGCGATCGGCATGGCGACATCATGCCTGACTTTTCGGCACTCGTCCACACTTTGCCGATGTTTCTAGCGTTTTCCCCTTGACATCCTCCGCCGACCTGTCATCATTACATGCATGACCACCACCACATACGCCAAGACCAAAGCCGGAGAATGGGTCGCCAAAGGCCCCGTCGCCATCATCATCGAGGGTCAGGTGACCGTCACCAAGCGGGACGGCAGCAGCAAGACCGAGACCATCGTGCGCGTCGGCAAGGCCTGGACCCAGGACGGCGAGCAGATCCGCTACGGATACCTCGCCCCGACCAGCACGGCCCCCACATCGGCCCCCCGCACGAACGCCGACGACGGCACCCACACATGCCGGATGTGCCGGTGCCACACCGACCGCCCCAACCGGAGCATCCTCTTCGACGGCTGCGCCGGCTGCGGGTGCGACCAGGACTGGTAACGGCGCCTCATCGGGCCTCTGCCACGACTGCTACTGACCACCACCACCACCACCCGACGGAAGGAATGCCATGACCCACAGCCCCCGCCACCACTATTACGCCGTCCTGCCTCGCGGTTTTGCCAATGAATACGACCTCTACGCGGTGCCCGAAGCCGACTCGGCCGACTTCGCGGCTTACCTCGACGCCCGATATGGCGGCGTCGGCCCCGCGATCGCCCGGCGCGTCTCGCGGGACCGGGCGCTGGACTTGTCCGTCGCGAGGTCCACCAACCGTCACGCCGGCTGGGCAGTGGACAGTCAAGCGGCCGCTATGTGTGAGCCCGGCACGCTGGCGTCTTCTCGGCGCGAGGTGGCGGAACTGCTCGCCGAGTGGCGCTCTGCCACCGACGCGTAGGCAGCGTCTCACCCTCGGGCCTGCGCTTGAGGGCGGGGCGGTACCTATCCACCACCACCACGAAAGGACATGCGAATGACGAAATACCGAATCATCGAGGGCGGCTACGACGGCCCCGAGGTTGAGGTAGCCGAGTCGGACGGCGTCGCGGAGGCGCTGCGCTTGGCGGTCGAGGACGTCGACCCCGACACATACACGTGCGACGAGACAATGTGGGTCGACGTGACCGTGATCGAGGTCGCGCCGCCCTGCCCGGCGCACGGACCGGAGCGCATCGACGAGGGCGGGCTCGGGGACAACTACCGCGGGACCGAGGCGTGGTGCTGGGCCGTCGACTGCGACTGGACCGCCGACCTCGCGAGCGCGTCGGACACGGTGACGATCGACCCGCCCGAGCCGCCGTGCACGACCCCCGGCCGTGCGGGGCACGACTGGCAGGCCCCGCACGCACTCGTCGGCGGGCTCGAGGAGAACCCTGGAGTGTGGGGCAACGGTGGCGGTGTCATCGTCCACGAAATCTGTGACTGCGGTGTGCTCCGGATACGCGACACGTGGGCGACGCGGAACGACACGGGCGAGCAGGGCCTCGACTCGGTGCGGTACGAGACGGCGGTGTCCGAATGATCGCGCGGAAAGGCGACTTGTGCGCGATCGAGTTGACTACCAGCTACACGATGGCAGCGACCTACAAGGTGGAGCGCGAGACGGCGTGGCGGCTCGGCATCGTGACGAGCGCCACCAGGCCCGGCGTCGTCCGTACCGCCTCGTACGAGTGGCAATGGCAGCGCGGAGCGGACGTGGCTCGCGAGGTGTACGCCGGCGGCCCCCGACGGACTGTGGGCCTCGGCCAGATCGTCACGCATCCTGCGATCGGCTGTCCGCGAGACGAGATTCTCGACGCGGCCAAGGGCCTGACGTTCGCCGACTTCGACGAGGTTCGGGAGTTCCTGGCGCGCTGGAAGCCGCGCGCCGGCGCACAGGCGAGGTGTCAGGCATGACCCGGCGGCAAGGTCCCACCACACCCCGGAGCATCGAGGACACGGCCGACCAGCTCGCGGCGGAGCTGCAAGCCGCCGCGCGCCCGATCGTCGGACTCGCCGGCGCCGACGTCGCATCGACCTCGGCGGTCCTCGCCGGCCAGCTCGACGACTCCGTCGTTGGCGCCGGCCTATCCGGGCGCACAAGCGCCCGGATCATGTGCGCGCTCTGGCCGCACGCCAGCCCGGAGGATGTGGGACGGGCCGACTGGTGGCGGACGCCGCTCGGTCGGGCGTGCGCCCGCTCACTCGCGGCTGACGACGTGACGGTGTCGCAATCGGTCGCCGCCGCGATGTTGGGTGTCACCCGCGGGACTATCGCGCAGCTCGTGCATCGCGGGTCGTTGGCTCGCCCCTCGCCTGGTGGCGGCGTGTCGCGGTCGTCGGTGTTGTCGCGCCTCGCTCGCGGCTGACAGCGAGGGGATTCAATCGGCGGATTTCATGCCACCACACATGCCATGACGCGAAAAGGCCCCCGGCCGAAGCCGGGGGCCTTTGTCGTCTACGCGCGCGCGCGCGCTACGCCGAATCCATGTCGAGGTAGAACTGCCAGATGCGCGGCTTCGAGTCGCTCGTGCGCGTCGCCGTGAGCGTCGCCTTGTATCGCCCGGCGACGAGGAGGTCGAGTTCGCCGGTCAAGTCGAACGCGATCGTGAGATTTGGCGTGCCGCTGTCAATCGTCCCAGAGCCAGCGGCGCCGGTGAAGTCATCAGCCTTCGAGAATCGTTGCTGCCCGCCGAGAGTGCGGACGACGAGCGTGTAGGTGTGCGCCACCGACAGGTTGACGAGGTCGTCATCCTCGGTGAGCCACAGCGCGATGTCGGGTAGCACGGCACCGACGACGCGGCGAAGGGCTGGTAGGTCGTGGCTCATCGGGCCCCCTCGAGGACTTGTTGGCTGACGGTGCGGAGCGCGAGTGCGCCAGTGGCATCAATCGTGATCGCGGCGACGGTGCGGAGCGCGAGTGCGCCAGTGGCATCAATCGTGATCGCGGCGACGGTGCGGAGCGCGACTTTCCGTGGGCGTGGGTCGGCGACCGCGACTACGGCGACAAGCGCGAACCCGGAGCCGATCGCGACGACCCCAAGAACGGTGCGCGTTCCCGTGACGGCAAGGGTCGAACCTGACGAGATCGCCGCGGTTCCGTTGACGGTCCGCGCGCCGACTGCGGCGACAAGCGCGAACCCGGAGCCGATCGCGACGACTCCGAAGACGGTGCGCGTGCCGACAACGACAAGAGTCGAGCCTGACGAAATCGCGACGACTCCGAAGACGGTACGCGTGCCGACAACGGCAAGGGTTGCGCCTGACGAAATCGCGACGGTTCCGTTGACGGTGCGCGTTCCGACTACGACAATGGTTGCGCCGGAACTGATCGCGACAGTTCCGAGAACGGTACGCGTTCCGACAACGGCAATGGTCGAGCCTGACGAGATCGCAGCGGTTCCGAAGACGGTACGGGTGCCCGTCGCGGTGAGGGTTGCGCCTGAGCTGATCGCGACGGTACCGAAGACGGTGGTACCCGCGGCGACCTTGGTCGCCGTGTAGAACGGCTGACGCCGGCGCGCGCGGGCCGTGATCGGCCGTCGCGTTCTCGCCGTGAACCTCACGTCAGTTCTCCTCGCCGACCCAGGCCGTGCCGCTCATCACGATGTCATCTGTCACGGTGCCGTCGAGGCGGATCACCATCCGCGTCTTCGCCGCGGTGCAGCGCAACCATTGTTGCTCCGTCAATGGCTTGTCGATCCCAGGACGCGTCGGCAGACAGCCGGCGTACAGGATCTCAGTTGTACCCGCGCCGACGACCGCGATTGTGGTGTCGTTGACGCGGGCGGTGAATGATGCGGCTGTGTCGTTCTCGCAGATCGCCTGGGGGGTTGGGGCCGTTCCGCCCGACCCGACCGTCGCGAGCCCGCGAATGATCGTGATGGGAAGGAACTCCTCCTGAGCATCACCCGCGTCGGCGGCAATGCCGGCGTTGTAGATTTCGGCCGCGAGCAACACAATCGGCTTGTTCGCCACCGGCGCGAACATGAACAGGTCCTGGTCGGTACCCGCGGTCGTGATGGTGACCTTGTTGAAAATGACGGTGTAGACGCGCATGTCAGCCTCTCATCAGTGCTCGACGCCGTCGCAGCGTCAACGAGTGCGCCATATCCGAAATCGGAAACGCGCCGTAATGGGTGTGCGGGTTGTTGCGCCGCACTTCGGCTGCAGCGCCACACGGGCGGGATGAAGTCGTCCATGATGCGCCCGGCGCCGTCGAGTTGCCCGTCGCCCAATAGGTCCCCATCCCCGTCGCGGGTGAGCCGTACGAACCGTCGACGAGTTCCGCCCAAGGCGAATCTTCGAGGGTGGCCTCATTCGCGACATGCGCGAACGACGACGCCGCACCGGACGTCTTGTACGCGTTGGTGAACGCGAGCGTGAACGGCTGGTACGACGTCGCTCCCGTGTCCGACGCGTCGATCTGGCCGTTCGGGAACGCATCGGACCCGTCACTGTCGAGGGCATAAGCACCGTCGAACTGTGCCATCTGGATGATGCAGCCCGTCTGGCTGACACCACCGAACCCGACCGTCAACGTCGTGGCGGACGCAATGTCTGCGGACGCCATCGCGGTAAAGACCGTCGTCCGATACAGAGACGTCCCCAGCGAGTTCCACGGCTGCGTCAGGTGTGCGGCACTGACAACCGTGAGGCCCGTCATGGTCGGCACGTCCGGCGCGGTCGCGGTCGCCGCAGCTTTCGTGTTCGTGATCGCGATCCAGACCGGGCGGTTCTTCCGGAGGATCGCGGTCGTCGAATGGGTGTACGAGTCGGCGGCCGTCGTACTTGCCGTCCCACCGAGCGACGTTCCGACGACGCCATCCCACTGGATCGTTTCGGCGTTGTCGAACCGGAAGTCGTCGAGGCTGACGCCGTTCATGGCGACCATGCCCGCACGCCCCGCGGCGGTGACGTGGGACGAACGGGCGTACATACAGTTCGCGTTCGCGCCCCAGCCAGGATCACCGTCGACCGTCTCGTAGACCTTGGCGCGAAACTCGGTCCCGACCGCCACGAGATGGGCGGTGACGGTCGCGGTCGCGGTCGCGACGTTCGCGGGCGTGAACGTCGACAACACGACGTACGTCTCGGGCGCGTCGTCCGTGCACACAACAAGTTCCCACGGCCCGTTATGGGTGTGCGCGGTGACGGGCCGAAGCGTGTAGCCGACACCCTTGGTCGTCATCCGCACGCACACGCCGGCGCGGGCGTTCGTGCCGACCGGGTCGACTATGTCGGCACGGGACTCCACATCGACGTAGGTCTGGACGGGCGCAAGGAACGCGTTGTTCACCAGACCGAGGCCGTCGAACCCGAGGAGGAGTTGTGCCCGGCCGCCCGTCACACCCGCCGTTACGAAGTTGCTCACGGCGTACCCGACATAGTCGCCGAGCGACGACGCGAACGTTTCCTCATACCGCAACGACGCGGTCACGGAACCGCACCACCGACGTACCCGACCTGGAAGAAGATCGTTTCGAGCGTCTCACCTTTCGCGTCGGGCGCCCAGCCGAACCCGATCGCCTCGGCCGCGAGCAACGACCTACGACCCCCGTACACGTCTGACGCCTTCGCTCCGATGACCACCGCCTCGGCCGCGGACGCGTCGACCGTGGAGCCGACCCCGTACGTGGCGTCTTTCACGAGGTCGAGGTCGAGGCCGAAACGGATCATGACGCGATGTTGGTCAAATCCACGTCGACGTCAGCGACGGCCAGAGTGAACGTGTCGCCCGCCGTCACCGCGCTCGCGGTGACGGTGCCGGAGCCCTGGAACGTCCCGGCGGCCGCCGCGGTCCAAAGCGACACGTGCGTGTAGTCCTCGGTCCCCGCGACGTTGGTCCACGAGGGCGCGTTGTCGCTCGTGATCGCGCCACCCGACGCGACACCGAATGTCACTTCCTTCCGGGTCGTCTCCACTGCCGCGTTCGACGCGCCGGCCGCGCCGGGATCGCCGACATGGAGCTTGAGGAAGAGTTGCGCGGGGCCGGTGTACGAGGTCGCGTTCAGGAACGCGTTGAGCATTGACGCCGCGACGGCCGATGCGAGTCCTACAGCCATATCATTGCTCCTTGTTCGGGACGCCGAACACGCCGACAGCAACCGCCATCACCGTGGCCAGGCCGATCCATTCCGATGCTGTGATCGCGCTCGGCGCGGACGTAACGACGGTCGTCGCCCAGCCGATCAGGCCAGTCACCGCCGCCGTGATGGACTTGCGAAACGGGGCCATCAGGTGCCTCCATCGTCTGCCCGGCCGTTGTGGGGCCGGTGTTCGATCGCTTCGAGGCGCTCGTCGAGCCGGTCGAAGCGGTCGTCGTCGCGTCGGTCGTGATGTTGCTGCCACGACAACGACTCCGCCCCAATACCGAGGAGCTTCGCGAGCATCTCATTCGTCGAGCCGTTGCCGTTCTTCTCCCCGACGGCGTCGTGCAGTGCGTTGAGCCGACGCCGCTGCAACGACGCCCACGCGACAAGGAGACCGAGGAGGGCAACTGCCGCTCCGCCGAGAGCCTCGTCGACAACCGATGACACCACCAGCACGCGAAACCCCTCTCAGTATTTGATGTCGGGACCGAAGTCGTAGCGGGTACCGTCATGCCCCCAGATTGTGTAGCCGTCGACGCCGCGTCGAGTGATCGCGACGAAGTGACGGACGCCGAGCCGAGAGCCCGCAGGGATCGAGAAGTACGACCCCCAGAACGGGCCGGACACCGTCACAACCGCCCCATCCGCCTTCAACTTCGCCGTGCCCGCAGCGTCGGACAGGACCGCGATCACATCACCAGGTTGGGCCACGTCGAGACTCCATTCGTCAGGCCACGGCCCCGCAGGTGGACCGAGCCGGGCTTGTACGTCGGCGACAAACTCACCCCACGGGAATGCCGGACCAGGATCGGTATGCCCGCCCTGCACCGACCACGCGCGAGACACGTCGCCATGACCACAGATGCCGGTACGGCCCCGCGCCTGGATTGCCTCACCCACAATCCGGACAGCGTCCAGGTTGTGCGCCACGCAATCCTTCGCGACCGCGACGGCGCACCGTTCCACTGCCGCAGCCGAGAACCGGTCGGCCCACTGTGCGGCGCTCTGATCGGCCCGGCCAATGATGCAATGATGGATCGCGACCTCGTTGCAGTCGCCGCCGCGCGCGCCGGCCACACACTGATCGTCGCGGGCGAGGGTGACCGTGCTGTCGTCGTCGTGGACGTGGTGGTATCCGCCCGTGATCGAGTCGAGGTACCGGCCGAGCGACTCGCCGCTCGTGCCCGGCGTCTCGGGGCCGACGTTGACATGGACCACGATCTGTCGGATCGGTCGGGTGCGCGCCCAGCGTTTCATTCGGAAAGCCCTCCAGATCAGGGGAGGCGGGTCGTCACACCCGCGACACGGAAACTGAGCTTCCCGAGGTCGGAGCGAATCCACACCATCCCGTCCCGCATCGGCGACGGGTCCGCCGACATGTGGGGCACCATGCCAAACCGACCGTTCGCCGATGCTTGCAGCTCTTCGAGCTCGCGCTCGAGGCGGCGGATCGCAGCAAGAAAGTCGACGTCGCGCCCCGCCATCAGACGAACTCGACAGAGAGCGTCTCGCGGCCGTCGTCGCCTACCGACACTCGTTTCGTCCGGATGCGCGGCGTGAACGCGACGAGCCCAAGCCCGGCGTCGTAGGCGTAGCTCACGACGTCACCGGCCTCGATGTCGCCAACGTCGGCGCCGGTGACGGGAATCAGGTTCTGCGATGTCGTCTGTTTCGCGGTCGACGAGTCCGCCAGGAGCCGCGTGGCGTGGTCTGTCATCGTTGCTGCGTTCACGACGTCGGTGCGGCGTGTCGCCACATGCGCGACGCCGAACGCGGCGGCTTTCGCGGTGTCGGTCGCGGTGGCGGACAGTTCCCCCGCCGCGCCCGACGACGATGCATAGGCGACGGTGCCGAACGTCCCCGCCGCTACAGACTGCGAGATGGTCGCGTTTTCGAGTACGCGACGGTCGAGGAATACGGAGCTGGAGCGGTCGGCGCCGCGACGTGGTGCGACCAGCTCCAGTCGGCGGGTCGGCGGGTCGACGTACCACTCGAAGCCGTTGTCGCGGTCACCCAGCGTCGAGATGATCTCGTCGAGGGTTTTCAGCTCGACGCCGCGAATGGTGTGGGTCGCAAACGACCCGGACCCGGCGAGAAGATGAGCGAACGCGATCCCATAGTTTCCGTAGCTCGCCGCATTAATCGCCGAGACCTGAAGTAAGAACCAGATCAGTTGGCCGTAGTCGGTAGTCACGGCGATGTCGAACGGGTATCGCGTGTAGGTCAAGTAGTAGCGGAGCCCGGCCCCGTGCAAGGTGATCGTCCTCGCCTGGATCGTGTGGGAGATGAGCGGGCCCGCGGCGACGAGGACGCCATCGCGGTAGATCCACAGTTCACACGGCGTCGCCGCCAAATCGCGCAGGCGTGCGATGCACGCGACAGAGAGGCCATCGACCTGGGCACTCACGTCCATCGTGGGTGCGCCGTCGATGCTGTCCGAATAGGAAAGACCGGCCCAGCGGATGCGATCAACTTCCGCGAGGGTCGGCCATCCGCCGGCAGTCACGGTCGGCGTCCGAGCGACAAGCGACACCGTGTAGTACGCCACCGGTCAGATCCCGAGGAGCATCAGCGCCGACCCCGACGCCCACGAGTTCGCGCCCGCGTTACGATCCCAGAAGTCGATCTGCGTAACCGCGGCAGTGTTCCGCCACATCCCCGTAGATACGGTGGCGACCGCCGCAACGCCCGACTCCGCATGGCCGGACTGCGTCAAGAGCGCCTTATGGATCGCGGCGCGATAGTTCGGCAGGTCGAGGCGAAACGCCGAGAACTTCCCGGCCGTCGCGGATGCAGCCACGATCTTCGCCGAGAACCCGGCATTCGATTCGCCGTTAGCGTTCGACGCGAGCGGCGTTGACGAATCCGAATAGTTGTACGACCAGTCGTAGTTATTGCCGGTATCGGCGTTGAGTCTCAGCCCGGCCGCGGTGAAGCTCCCGAGCGCGGACGACCGGATGCAGCCGACGATCTGCAAATGCGTGAACGACTGCGGGATCGCCGAGAACGTGATCGCGCCGGTGCCGGTGAGCGCGACCTCGGAAATGACCCGCCACGACCGGTCACTGATCCGACCCGACACACGCGACCGGCTCATACGGCGATCGCGTTCACGAACCCGTGCACCACAACCACGTTCGCGGTCGCGGCGAAAGCGCGGACGACCACGCCGTTCTGCAAGATCAGGCCCGGCACCAACAGATGCAAGCCGTCCTCGGCGGGCACCGTGTACTCGATCAGATCGTTTGGTGATGTCACCCCGCCGAACTCGACAGTCACCTTGACCGACACGCCCGACGAGTTCACAGCGTAGAGCCACACCTCGTCGTACGTGCCGGGCGTCGTGCCCGTCACCGCAGTATGGACCGTCGTGCCGGCAGTCGCGGTCGCGACGACGAGGACCCCGCGCCCGTCCGTAGACCCCGACAGTTTACGTTTCGCTACCGCGGCCATCTTGCCTCCATTACGAGAACACCTGTAGTTCGAGCGGATTTACGCCGACGGTGTGGGACGCGACGCGCGAATCGAGCCCGGCGTCGAGTTCGGCATCGGTGACTGTCGTGTCCGCTGCGACGAGCGTCCAACGCCACAGCTCCATATACGCGCTCCACGTCGCCGTTGGGCTCGGGTACGCGCCGGTTGCCTTGAGGACCTCGAACTGCGCGTACGCACGCGACGCGGTCCCCGAGTACGCGGCGTCATTGATGAACAGATTCGCGGTGTAGTAGGTGGTGACCGCGCCGTCAGTCGCCGGTACCGCGACCGTGACCGTCGCGGCGTCGAGGCGGACAAGGTAGAGGCCTTGCCCGGCGGCGGTGCCGCGCACTACCGCGATGTCGCGCTTGGTTGTCCCCGACCCGATCTTGACATTCATATTCGCGCCGGTGTCTTGACGGACCCGGAACGCGTTCGGGTTCGGCGTCAGATCCGATGCGTTCGGGCCGATGCCCTGGCGGAGCAACATCGCGCCGAGGAGGCGCATCTCTTCCTGATCGGTGTCCGGTTGCGCGGCACCCGCCGAATCGGTCCGGCCCGCGATCGTGAACACCTTGAGCGAATGGACAGCAGCCACGACTCACCCGCCTCTCATGTCAGGTACGCGTTGCGATAGGTGACGAGCGCGAGTACCGACGTCGCGTCGCCCTCGAGGATCTCGAGGCGCAGTTCGTTCGCGCCGGGCTGGAGGTAGAACGGTTCGCGTGGCTGCGCCCAGAACGCGTAGCGCGACGCGGCATCGTCGGCCCATGCGGGAGACGAGCCGAGCACGACCGGCGAACCCGACAAGTACCCGACCGCGCGATACATGTCGGCGACGAGCCACTGACCGGTTCCGGGTCCGCCACCCGTGATCTCGAATGTCTGGCCGGTCGTGACATTCGTGAGCAACGCACGCGACCATCCATTCGTCCCGCCGTAAATCGCGAGCGTCGGAAACGTGCGAACATTCCCAGCGTTCGTCGCGGGGAACGAGCCGAAGCCGGAAGCTCCGGCGTAGTCGAACGCGAGGTCCGCGCCCGAACCGGTCGCGTAGTCGAACGCGAGGTCCGCGCCCGAACCGGTCGCGTAGTCGAGGGCTTCGGTGCCGGTCGAGGTCGGCGACATCGCTACCGCCGACGAAGACGACGCGTACGCGCGCGGGTCCGGGAGGCGTAACTGCACGACGTAGCCGGCGATTGACATGCCCGCCTGGTCGCGTTTGCGGGAGCAGCGCGCCACACGACCATACGCCTGGAGTTCTTCCACGTGCGGGAACTTCCACCCGACGATGTTCGCGTCGTCGATCGTTTCGGATGGCACGAACGCGGAAGCAAAAGCGGGAGCGTCCTCCGGGAACATCTCAACTTCAATCGTGACGGTCCGCGATGCGGGGAGGTCCCGGCCGGGGATCTCGCCCCACCCGTCAGGGAGAGCCCGATCTGACGACCGCACCGCGAAGCCGTCGAGGCCCTCGACGTCGACAATGTCGTAAACGGTGCCTTCGCCGATCGGGAAACCGCCCACGGTGATCTGGTAGTCGGCGGCCATTCAGCGCGTCCTCAGCATCCAGCCGAGTTCCGCGACGATCGCGGCGGCGTCATTCGTCGGCGCGTAAATGTTGACGGTCCCGACACCGGCCCCGGCCCCGAAGCGGTCGAGTGGGACAACAGCCTCGGGTCCGGCTTCGCCAATGAGTGCGAGTGTCGGACGTGTCACGATCCCGCCCGCCGCCAGGTGCGGCAAGCCGGGGATGCGCGGGAATTCCGGGGTAAAGTCGTCCCACCCGAACCCATCATCACCGATCAGCGACGATTCCAACGCGTCGACGATCGCTCCCGCCGAAGCCTTGATCCCCTCGACGATTGCATCGACGAGCGCCTCGCCGAACTTCTTGAACTCGCGGCCGGCCCACGGGATCGCGTCGTCCTTGAGCCACGCGCCGATCGCCATGAGCAGATTCCATAGTTGCGTCGGAAGTTTTGGGAGCACGTCTTTGTTGATCCACACAAGGAACGCGAGCGCCCACGCCGCGAGCGCCCCAATGATTTTCGGCAACGCCTCGGTAACGATCCACTGCTCCATCCGGACGTACAGCTTGAACAATTCTCCGAGCAGCGGCCCGACCAGTGGGAGCACCCACCCCACGAACGCCTGCCCCCACCGGACCAACAGTTCGCCAAGTTTCGGAAGGCCCGTGTCAATCAGCCAGGCGCCCAGAGCGGAGAGCAAGTGTCCAAGCTCCACGAGCAGCGGCGGGATCTGTGGGAGCACCCACTCAACGAACGCCTTACCCCATGCGACGAGCTGTGCCGCGATCTCCGGGACCGTCTCGGCGATCCAGGCCCAGAGCTTCGTCGCCATGTCAACGAGTGCCGCCTCGATCGACGGCCATACCTCCCCGAACCGCTCGCCGAGGTAGGAAAGCGCGCCGCCCAAGCCGTCCTCACGGAACGTCGCGACCAGATCCTGAAAGACCGCGAAAAGACCGCGGTAGTAGTCGCCGAGCTTCCCGAGCCACGGTGCCGCCGCCTCGATTGCGCCAGGTAGGCGCTCACTTAGCCACGTCGCGACCGTGTCCACGACGGGGATCAGGCCCGCGCCGATCCGTTCCTTGAGGTTTCCGATCGTGACCCCGAGCTTGTCCATCGGGGTCGCCGCAGCCTCCGCCGCACCGCCGAACTGTGTCCCGACCTCATCGAGGATGACCTTCTGCGCGGAGAGGAGATCGCCCGCCTCCACGAAGCCCTTGATTTGTTCCTTCTGGTCCGCCGTGAACTGCACGCCCGCGCGGCCGAGCGCGGCGATGCCCTTGAGCGGATCGTTCAGCGCCTTGCCGAGCTGCATCGCCGCGCCCGTCGCGTCAGTGCCCATCACGGCCGCCATGTCCTGCGACAGTGCGGTCGCCCGCGCGAACACGTCGTTACCGGCGCCGACCTCGTTGCGCACATTCGTAAACGTCAACAACAGGTTCGCCGATTGCTGGATCAGGTCGTCGTCGACGCCGATCTTCTCCGAGATCGCAGCGGTGAGCTTCCCGACCTGGTCGGCGGTGAGGTTCGCGGCGCCACCAGTCGACTTGATGACCGACTCGGTGATCTTCCCAATCTTTTCAGCTTCGCGCGCCTCACCCAACGCGTCACCCAACGCGGCTCCGACCCCGACGGTCACGACGGCCACGGCGGCGAACGCTAAGCCGACACCCTTCGCTACGCTGCCAAGCTTCCGGCCGAACCCGTCCGCAGAGTTGCCGGCCCTGTCGAACGACCGGTTCAGGCCGCGTTCGTCGCCCGAGATGATGACCTCGATCTTCCGGGCCATCGTCTCACCTCCGCTGCTCGGCTTGCCACGCGTTGTAGAACCGGACGTACTCCGCGATTTCCGCCGGCCACATCTCGTCGAGGTCCCACGGGCGCAAGCCGTAGAACTTCATTAACGCGGGCAACGCCGCCCTCAAGGCGCGGCGGGATCGTCCAAAGGGTCCGGTGCGACCTCCTCGTCGACGAGGTCGATGTCCGAGTCGTACGTGATCGCTTCCGCGACCCGATTGAATGTCAGGTCACGTTCGCCGCCCTGTCGGCGCGCCAGCCACACGAACGCAGCGATGACAGCGATACCGCGGCGGTCGTCGTCCCGGGCCATCTCGAGGAGCCCGGGCACGCTCAGGTTCGTCGAGCGAAGCAACGCCATCTCATCGACGGCATTCACCTCGTTCGGGCGCAACGTGTAGGCGACATCGTCGATCTGCATCGTGACCGTCGCGGTCGTCTTCTTCGCGGTCGGCCGCTTGCGTGGCACTGGCTTTGGAGACATCTGACCCCCACCCTTCAGATCCGGTCGATGAGCTGGTCGAGTTCACGTTCATAAGCGCGCATGAACTCGGCCCGTTTCGCGCGGATCGCCCAATAGAGAAACATGTCGTTGGCGCCGCCGGTGGCCTGGTTTCCGCCCCACGCGGGGAACTGATTCCAGCCGAGCACCGGGCCGCGGGATGTGCTGCGCGGCTTGTTGTGCCCGGCGCCGAAGTTCGCGCCGAGCGCGAACGGATACCGTGCCCCACCGAGCGACACTTTCGCATGTCGCGCCTCGGCCGCAGCCTTGACCGACGGCGCGGTCTTCGCCTGGACGCCGCCCTGACTCTCTGCCCGGCTACGCGCGGCGGACGCCACGACCTCCGCCGCGTTTTTGTTCGCCTTCCGCAACTCGCGGGGGAGCTGCTTATCCATCGTCCGCAGCGCCTTCCGGAACTCTTCGAGGCCGACGACGCCGACGTAGTCGCCGTCGCTGACCGTGCGGCGCGTTGTGGCCGTGCGGGTGCGTGTAGCCACCCGTCTTAGGCCGTGGCGTCGAGGGACACGTACGCGACAGTGATCGGGCTCAACGACCCGTCGAACAGGCCGCGACCCGAGAGTGTCTGCATCAGCGGATCTTCGCCGCCGATGGTGGGGAGCGTCCCGTCGAACCGGGCGGCGGGGATCGTGATCGTCAACGACGGGTACGTCGACGAGCCAATCAACGTCGGGCCGGTGAATGTCGCGATGATCTGTGCGAGGGCACCGGCCGCGGTCGTTGACTTGACCCGGTTGTATTGGGTGAGCGCGTCGAAATCGGCGACGACCTCCCATGTGATGTTGCGCCGTTTCGCCTCGCTCGGTTGCTTTTTCCGCGTGCTCGACCGCAGGTGATATCGCTCGGTCTTGAAGCCGTTGTCACACCCGACCTTGAAGTCGGTGATCGGGACCGAGGTCCCGCCGATGGTGAGCGCACCACCCGCGTATGACAAGTGATCCATCGCGGTCGGATACGACGCGGTGGCAAGCCCCGTCGCGGTGAGCTCGTCCTCGAAGTCGAGGTTCAGCATTGCGGTGAGGAGCCCGTCAACGGCGCACGCAATCTCCCACGAGGTCACCTTCCCGCCCTCGTAAGTGAACGCCTGATCGGTTTCCGCGTCATTGAACTTCCGGTTCACCTGCCACGTGAACATGTCGCCGAGGAGCGAACCGACCGTCCCGGTGTGGGTGTACGCGGAGTCTGTCGGGCCCACAGTCGCGGAGGTGCCGAGCATGTGCTTCAGCCACCAGCCGAAGCCCTTGGTCATCACGTCGAGGCTGAACGCGCCGGCCGCGCCCTTGAAGTTCGGTACGAACCTGTCGCTGCGTTGCACGCGCGTGTCAGAACGCAACCCCGCCGATTCGATACGCGCGTGGTTCGGTGTGACCGACTCCGAATTGAATTCGTAGAACCGGTCGACGACGACAGGCGTCCCGTACGTGACCTCGTCCTTGACGCCGACCTGAGTGAGTATGGGCACGGGTCAGTCCTCCGGGGTGTCAGCGACGGGTTGCTTGGCGCCGGGCTTGGCCCTCGCGGCGGGGACCTCGCGCCAGTTGTCGGTCTGGGCAAGTAGGCCGCCGCGCGCGGAGACGATCACGTACTCGTCGCCGGCCTCGTCGCCGGCCGCGACCACCTGGTCGGTGCCGTCGGCGACGTCGTCGTCGACGACGACGGGCACGCCACGCGCCACGACGATCGCGAGGTCGGTGTCGGGGATCGGGACCTCGACCTCGTCGAACGGCCCGATGTACTCGATGGTCTTCACGGTGTGTTGCTCCTCAGGTGAGGCGGGAGAGGATCTCGACGGTGGCGTCAGCGAACCCGCCGTAGCCCTCATCGGTCGCGACCGCGTCGGGTCCGTTGATGGATGTCAGCGCCGCGTGGGTCACTCCGGGCAACGACCCGAGTGTCGGTTTCGCTGCGAGGACATTGTCGAGCGCGCCGATCAGCACAAGCGCACGCGCGCGCGCGGCCCGGTTCGTATGTCCGGGTTTCCCCGCGATCGCGTGGACATCGACGGCGAACTCGTCCTTGCGGGTCTTGCGCCCGCTCTGCATGTACCGCTCGATCGAAAGGCCGCGGATGTCGCCGATGAACACCTGCTCGTCCATATCGGCCCACCCGTCGGAGACATGCACGCCCTGGAGTGTCGGCTCGGCTCGCAGCAGCTCAATGAGGCGCGCGACGACATCGAGGCGGATCGACGCGGCGGGCATCAGAGGACAGTGGAATGGTCGTAGCGGGCGAGGACCGCGTCGACCTCCGGGTCGCCTGTCCGCTTCTCCCCGGGGGTCGAGAGCCGATAGGTGGCGCCGTTCTCGGCCGTGAAGCTGATCGCCCGGTCCGGGATGCCCTTCGTGGACATGTTGCGTCGGGTCCGTGCCCGACGCAACGCGGCACGGCGAAGGTCGGGGGCCGGCGCGTCGTAGCCATGCTCGTAGTCGATCACGATGTTTCCGTGACCGGCGGCGAATACGCCACCGTCGCGGCGGTGGATCTCGCGAACCCCGACCACCCACAGCGATGCGAGTTCCGTCGCGGTGAACGACGTGTACGTCGTGACGGACGAGTAGACGCGCACGGAGCGAACCGCGGCGGAACCGTCAGCGTTGGATCGTGGGCGCGCGTCGGGGAGTCCCAGCCGTGTCGTACCGGTGCCGTCGAGGCGGACACGCTGATAGCGCGGCACCCATGCGACCTCGGTGATCGACTCGAACTCGACCTCGACATCATCGCGGAGTGCGACCAGGTCGAGGGTCGGGTCACCCACCATCGTCGGCTCAGCGGCGCGGAGCTGCTCGACGGAAAAGTAGACGCCGCCGACGACCTCGTGATAGGTCATCGCCCGGACTACCGACGCGACGGACCAGGTCGCGACGAGGAGGTCGAGGGTGGCCTGCGCTGCGGTGAGAGCGACCTTGTAGACACCGGTTGTGCCGGTCTCGGTGGTCGCGGTCCCTGCCGCCTTGAGGACTGTTCCGTCTGCGCGGAGCACCTCGACTGTGACCGTTTCCCCCGTGTCGGGTTCGCCGGCCGCGTCGGGCAACGTCACGGCCACGTCGAAGGCGTTGCCGCGCATCGTGCGTTGCACGGGCGTCGCGAGCATCCGAGATCAGTTCTTGTGCCGCGGGGCCTTGCGCGGGGCCTTGGGCTCGGGCTCCGGCGTGGGGCTCTCGTCGTCGGGCTCCGGCGTGGGGCTCTCGTCGTCGGGCTCCGGCGTGGGGCTCTCGTCGTCGGGCCCGTCGATCGCCTCAAGTGTGCCCGGCGAATCGGCCTCGATCCATGCGGCCGTGTCGGCGTCGAACTCGACCGTGTCGCCGGCGGTGAGGCCGATCGTGTCGACACCGCCGCCGATCTGGCGGGACGCCCGGTAGCTCTGGGTGGCGCGGTAGTGGCCCATGTCAGATTCCCTCGATGTAGAGGAGGACGTACACCTGTACGCCGAGGTCGGCGGTGGTGCCGTCCCAGCTTCCGTCGGTGGTGATCTCCGCGCCGACCTGGTCGCCAGCCGCGAACGTCGCTTTGCCGCGTGCGACCTTGGCCCTGCCCTCGACGCCGGTGCCGACCGTCTGGGTGAGCGCGGCGACCTCGGTCCCGCCGATCGTCGGGCCGATGGTGAATACGCCGGCGGTCCCGGCCGCGGTGAGTGTCCACCCGATGCCGATGATCTCACCCGCCCACGGCGCAACGAACCCGACCACGCCGGTCACGGCGGCCGTGACCTCAGCCGCGAACAACTGCACGTCGGTCTGTGACGCGGCCACGGCGTCCTGGAGGAAGTCGTAGTGGACGAGTTGCCCCGCCGAGATGATTCGCTCGATCTGCATTGAGTTACCTTTCGACTACGGACGCGCGCGACGGCGCGCCGGATGGCGGTTTAGACGATCAGGGACGCGCCGACGGAGTACGTGAGCGAGTCGGCGTCGCCGTGGGTAGCGATGATCCGCCACTCGTTCGCGAGGACATCATTCGCGGCGGTGTTCGCCGCCGCAACGATGCCCGGATAGACACGCAGCGTCGTGGTGCCGATCCCGGTCACCGCCGCCGAGTCGAGGATGGTGCGGTACTTCCCGCTGACCGGGTCCTTGCCTTCGATGGTGAACACAACCGACGGCGTCGCCGAAGCGGCGGTCGCGTCGATCGTGACGACAACGCCACGGTGTCGACGATTGATCTGGTCGGCGCCGTTCGTCGTCACGGTACGAGCCGCGGAGACGAACAGGGTAACGGTCTCGTTTGACACGCGACACCTTCTCTCGGGGGGGGGGAAGCCGACGCGCCGTGAGTCCCACCGTGGGTGAGGGTGTGGGACTCGACGGCGCGTCGAACGTGTGCCGGCTACGGCAACGTGATATTCCGGTGCGCGGCCGTCCACTTGATGCCGCTGGCGGCGCCGGTCGGCGTGAACCGACCGAACCCGTTTCGCAACGAGTAGACGATGCGCGTCTGATCCGTCGCCGGGAGCCGCTCGGTCTCGAGCTGCACCATCCGCCGCCAGCCGAGCACGCAACCGCGCCGGTTGAACGCGACGACCTGCCCCTTCGTGTTGTTCGAGCCGGTGTTCGACACCTTGCCGTCCGCTTCGGCCTTCGCCAGTGCGATGGTCGAGATGAGCGGGTGTCGCCCGACCTTGGCCAGCTCACCGTTGAAGATCGTCGCGGCCGCGCCGTACTTGTCGGCCGTCAACACCTCGTCGATGTTGGCGATGTCGTCGCCGGTGAACGGGTCGCACAAGTAGACGAGGTCGTCCGGGCTGACCGGGTGGCCCCAATCCATCAGGTACGTCGAGTCAATCATCAGCGTCCGCATCGCGAGCAACGCCTTGAGGGTCTCCGGCCCGGCCTGGTTGACGTGTTGGCCGGTCGCGTCGACGATCGACGCGTGACGAATCCCGTCGTACGCCAGGTAGTGCTTGGTGTCGGCCGGGTCGGCGTCGTCGAGGTTGATGTTGCCCGTCCCAGCGTTCGTGGTGTCGCCGTTCACGACGAGCGAGTCCAGGTAGTGCGCGATCGACGAGCCCGCCTGACGACGAAGGAACGGAACGAACGCGATGATGGAGTCTTCCTCCATCTCGCCCGACCACATCTGGTGGATGACGAACTTCTTCGCGTCGACCTGCACGCGGTTCGATCCGGTCTTCACCGTGTCGTAGTTCGAGCTGTTGTTCGCCGTCGATTCGGCGACGAACAGCATCTCGGGCAACGCCGCCTCGACCGGCAGGTACGCCGTCGGTGCCGTCATCTCGAACGACTCGATCAGCGGTGCGACACGACCGAGACGACGAGGCGCGTCCCACAGCTCCGCGACGTACTGCGCGCCGACGAGCTGCTGGCCGAACCCAGACTCGGCGGTGTCCATCGCCGCACGAATCGTGCGAGCGTGGCCCGACGGGTCGTTGCGAAACAGCCGGTCGATGTCCGCGAGGTCCTGCGCTTGCGCGACCGACGAGTCAATCCGCTTCGCTTCCGACACGCCGCGAAACACCTTGTCGAGATCCTCGGACGGACCGGCGTAGACGCCCGCGCCGTCCACCTTGCGCTGGCCCTTGAGGCCCGACTGGAGGTCATGCAGATACTCGATGTCGGCGACGGACATCCCCGCGCGCCCGTACTTCGTGCCGCCCAGCTTCGGGTCGCTCTCGCCTGCGGCGAACGTGAGCTTGCGCTTCAGTTCGTCGTCGTCGAGGATGTCGGGGAGAGCATCCTTGATCTTGGTGACGAGCGCGTCGTCACCGATCGCGTCGTTGATCTTGCTGTCGGTCGCGTCCATACGCTGCCGGATCTCAGCCGCCAGCGCGTCCAATGTGATGTGGTCGGCCATTAGCCGGGCTCCTCTGTGCGTGTGAAGGCCGCGAGCAGCGATGCCGCCGCGTCTTCGGGAATGGAAAGTGCGGACTCTTCTTTCGTCGCGGGGGCGGTCCGCACGATTCCCGCCTCCACGAGCCTGTCCACGAGGGACCGGAACTCTGCCTCGTCGAACGCTTGCGACGCTTCCGCCTCAGCGGGCGCGTCCTGACGTTCGGGCGTGAACACCACGTCCGCCAGGCCGGCGTCAACTGCGGCCTGATCGGTCAGCCACGTTTCGGCCCGCATCATCGCCCGCAGCTCGTCGCGGTCGCGACCGGAGCGGAGCGCGTAGATTCCGGCGAGGACGTCGTTTTGCTGATCGAGGACGTCGGCGAATGCACGGATCTCATCGGCCGGGCCGATCGCGACGCCCCACGCTTCATGGACCATCATCTGCCCGGCGGAGACCATCACGCGATGGTCTCCGGCTTGGACGATCACCGACGCCGCCGAAGCTGCGATGCCATCGACTCGGGTAGTGACCCGTGCCGGGTGCGAGCGCAACGCGTTGAAGATCGCGATCCCGTCGAACACGTCACCGCCGGGCGAGTTGATCTGCACCTCGATCTCAGTCGCGGTGACGTGTTCCAACTCGGCGGCGAAGTCCGCCGCCGTGACACCCCAGTAGCCGATCTCCTCGTACAGGCGGATCGTCGCTCGCTCGCCCGTCGCGTTCTTGATCTCGTACCAAGTCGCGTCGCCACGCGCGTGGAGCTTGTCGACGCGCGCACGCATTCGCGCGCGTAGATCCGATGCGGTGGTCATGTGTCCTCCACGAGTTAGTGGTGGCCGTTGCTGGAGATCGCGGCGAGGAACTCGTCGCGCGCGGTGGCCGGTATGAAGTCGGCCGGCTTGGTGAAGTTGGCGGGCATCGCGGCAGGCTTCGGCACGGCGGGCTGCACGTCGCCTTGTGCGCCGTCGGCGTTCTCGACCGGCGCCTTGTTGACCGGCACCCAATACACGTCGCCCCACTCGACCGGCGGGAGCCCCTTGGACTTGCGCCATTCGTTGATCGTCAACGCGCCGACCTCGATTGCCTGACGTTCCCGCGACCAGATTTCCGACGCGGCGTCCTGAAGCGGCGCGATCTTGCCGTAGTCGAACTCGGCCCAGCCCGCCTTGCGTTTCCGGCCGAACATCGGCAGGAACTGCTCGACGATCTCCTCGGACTTCAACGCCGAGTCGGGCTGCAAAGCATTCGTCCACAGCAACCGCTCGTGCTCGCGGGCGTTCGTCAACGTCGCGTTCGCCATGTCGTTCAGCAACGTCACGGGAATCCCGTAGGCGTTGCCGACCTGGCGGAGCGTCAGGTTCAGCCCGTTGACAAACTCGGCATCCTTTGGCGAGACGTTCAACGGCTGGAACTTTGCCTCGTACCGCAGCACCGCCCAGCGGTGCGCCTTGTCGGACCCGACGAACCGGCGGGCCAGGGTCTCCTCGAGGTCCTCGGCCTGCGGCTTGGTGAATGACACCTTGTCCGTCGCGGGCACGACGAGCCCGCCGAGCTGGAGGCCCTGAGTGAACAGGTTCCGGTTCGAGATCATCATCGCGCTCGCCGTGTCGGCTGCGAGCCGCGCGGCACCGAGCGGCGACAACGGCGAGAACTCGTCGAGCGGATTGGGATAACGGAACCACACGACCTCATCGGCGCGGAACGGGATCGACTTCCCGCCGTTCGCCGGGGCGTACAGATACCCGGCGAGGTAGTCAACCGGGTGTGGGACCGGCCGCACTCGTGACGGCTTCAGCCACCAGATTTCGCGCGGGGTTCCGGCCGCGTCGCGTTCGATGGCCCAGAACGATTCGCCCCACAGGCACATGGACAGCTCGTCCATCACGTTCAGACGTCGCCGATTCCAAAACGGGTTGACATGACGGAGGAGCGCATGTTCGGGGCCATCGAGGATCTCGACGCGTTCCGGTCCGTCGCGATCGTAGAGCCGGAGGTCGAGGCCACCCATCAGCCGCGCGCGAAGCATCGCGGCGGAGAACACCTCATTCGAGGTGGCGAGATAGTTGCCGTATTCCTCCGGCGCAAACGCGCTCTGATCGTGGCCGTCGCGCCGATCCCACGACTCGACGGCGCCAGCACCGACCGAGAAAGCGTTACGGGGTCGGCGTTGCTCCGCTATCCGTTCGACGAGCCCCACGTCAGGTGGTCCCGTCGTCCCCGCGCGCGACGCGGTAGCCAACAACGGCAGCAGCCCACGCCCACGCGAACGCGACCCATGCAACCTTCACGACCGCGCCGAGGACAACACCGGCCAGGAAAAACGGCAACGCGACCAGCGTGAGGAGCACCTTCAACGGGCGGAGTTCGCGGGCCTCGGCATGTACCGAGTCGAGGAGCACGGTCGTATTCATCGGCCCCCCTTCACGCCATCAGATCGCCGTCGAGGATGACCACCGCGTCGACACTGTCGAGGAGATCGACACCCATCGCACAGACGATCGCGCCGTCGATCGGGCCCTTGGACTTGCCCTTGCTCAAGGTGAACCCGCGGTCCGTCTCACGTTTCCGGGCGGCCACCACGTGAGCGGTCAGCAACACGTCGCCGTCGTGGGCGAACACGCCGCCGACGATCACTTCGCGGAGATGCCCACACGCCGGGGTCATCCGTTCCGGCGACTGCGGAAACTCCACCATCGGGAGGCCCTCGTCGTCGAGCTGTTGCGCCTCGAACTCCAGGTACCGAGGGTCGTACCCGATTGCCGTCACGTTGTGCGCGACGGCCATGTCGCGGATGTGTTGGCGGACGTCGAGGAAGTCGATCTTTCCGTTCGGCGCCGGCGTGAAAATCCGGACACGAGCAACGAGCCGATCATCGACGCGGCCGAACACTCCGACGGCGGTCGAGTCATGGCGCAGGCTCATATCCCATGCCATCACGCAACCATCGGCCGGCAAGGCGAGCTCCGCAGTGCATGCCGCCCACGCCTCCGGCACATCTGCAAGCCAGCCCTCGGACACGTCGTCCGCGTCGACCGGCTGATTCAGATAGAAGCGTTTCGCATCGTTGGGGGTCGTGTCAGGGTCATGTATCTCGGCGATCAGGCGGTCGAGATCGACCCACGGGGCGTCGCCATACGCGACCGCGAGCGCCGCCCGCAACGCCGCCACGTCTGCGAAGTCGGCGACAACCGGGGCCTCAACCGCGTCGTACAGCAGGCCCGAAGCGCCTCGCTCCCAGCCCTTGTGTGTCGCCTCCGCGACCGCGCCCACACCACGCACGAAAGCGTTCGTCGTCTCCACCGACCGGCCGCCAAGCTTCGCCAAGTTGCGCCGCAGCGTCGCCGCCAACCGCACCCCACCGTTACCCGGCACCCAAAGATGCGTCTCGTCGAGCACCGCGCATGTGATCGGCTGGCCCTCACGAGACCCCGCCGACGCCGTCACCGGCTCGATCCTGCCCGGCCGACCCGTGAGAAAGATTCGCGTCAGCCCGGCATCGATGCCGAACTCGTCGACCGCACCCGAGTCGCGCAACATCTCAAGCAACGCCACGTACGTGTTGTCCGTCTGGTCTTCCGAACAGGCCGCGATCTGCACCCAAGGCGCATCGCGCGGACGGCCAACCGGCTCACCCGACGCGTCCCAACCGGCGAACACGACGTCGCCGACGAGTTCGCCGAACGCGTGCGCCGCCATGTGCGGGCTCTTCCCCGACCCCTTCGAGCGCCGGCGCGCTCCTCGACGGTAGATGAACCGGCCCGTATCCGCGTCGACCGCGTAGAACCGGACCGTGAACGCCGCCTGATCGTCCGTCAGGCGAAGCGGCTGCCCGAACAGCGGGCCACCCGGCACCCGCAGGTACGCCTCGAACAAGTCGATCAGCGACCAGCCGAGCGACGGAAAGTCACCCTCGAACTCGGGGCCCTTCCATCCCATCAGGCGCCGACGACCCGCAGATGCTCACGACGTGGCGACTTCGGCGCGGCAGGCTCCGCGGCCACCTCATCCGCCGCGATCTTCCAGCGGAAGTCGCGCTTGCCCTTCTGGCTCAAACCGAGCGCATCTAGTCGCAACCGAACCTCGCTCGCAACCGACACCTTCCCACGCTCCTGGTCGTGGAGCAGATACGCGAGCTGGCGGACCGCCTCCCGATCCGCCGGCGACCACTGCGTAGACGCGCCATCCGACCACCAGGCTTTCCACGCCAACTTCGCGCCGGCGCTCCATCCGCCGCGCGGAGCTGTCGGCATCGCCGGAGCCCGCCGCAGATTCACCGTCGGGATCTCAACCCAATCGCCACGCAACGGGGCCGTACGCCCCCGACGCACAGCCGGGTCCTTCGGCACGCGACCGCGTCCAGCCATAATCCGCGACCTCCAGAATCTGACACACTGCGAAAGCGGGGCGAGGGTCTGGGGGTGCCGTGCCGAGGTTGTGATTTTTGCGGGGGTATGCCCCGTTGGTCGGTTTAGGCCTCGGCGTTGCGGCGTTTGCGCGTGTTGCAGGCCCTGCACAGCACCTGGGTGGGGGTGGTGGTGGCGTCGTCGTCTCTCACGTGGTCGAGGGTGAGATCGGTGCTGGGGTGCCCTGGTGTGTTGACTCCTGGGCATGTCCAGCCGTGGGCGGCGACGTGGGCGGCGATGGCGTCGCGGGAGCGTTGGGGCCAGTCGCCGCTGTATTTGGCGCGTTGTGCTCGACGGCAGGTGGGGCATCGGGGCCCGGTGGTGGGGGCCTGGCAGATGAGGCACCGGCGGTGTGGCATCAGTGTTCTGGGTGTGGTCGGGCCAACCTGAGGGAAATCGTACCACTTGGAGTGGGGATGGTGGGTCAGCTATGCGGTGTCTCCTTGCCTTGCCGCATTGGGCCATCGCGCGCGGCGGATCTGCTTCCGGTCCACCGACCATGCGTATTGGCCGGTCCCCACCGCGGCCGACATCCCCTCTCGGGCGACGCTCCGCGCTCCAACAGCCACCACATCGGCCGGCCGCCGCCGCGGGCCCGGCGACGACAAACAGTGGACCCGGTTGTACTCGGCCTTCCTTGCCGCCTGGCCGGGCGGAACCATCAACATCATCAGCTGGAGGGCTTCCTCTTTGTCGTGCCATTCGCCATCCGCGCAGAAGCCGTCTAACGCCAGGCGGCAAGGAAGGGCCTGAGTCACGACGCTGCAGCCGATGTCAGCTCATCGGCGACTTTCAGCAACAACGCTGCCACCTCGAACAGCCGGTCCGCGATCTCGGCGTACGCATCACGGGGGATCTGGTCCACGAGCGTCGGGTCGAGTAACCCAACCTCGACCTTGACGAGCCCCCTGGCCACCGCGTTCCACGACCTCGCGGTGTCGTTGCCCGGCCTCAGTGCTCTGGTCGCACGCGTCCACTGTTCGACGCACGCCAACGCCTCCGACTCCGACGATGCCTTGTTGACCGCAGACGCCAGCTCTCGGCACTGTTTCAGCGTCGCGTTCTTGCGCACGCGGGCGGCGACGCAACAGGCAACAAACGCCGCATCAAGTTTGATGGCGGCGAACGAATGAACGTAGGGCGGGAGAGACCCCGGCGCGGTCGCGCCCAGGTGTCGCGCGCGTTCGACGACCTTGCGGTACCTGGTCGTCGTGCGGATAAGTTCCAGAGTGACACCGTAGTCGCGAGCGGCGGCAACTAACGTCGACCCCACCGCCGTTGCCGCGACCGCGTGGTCGACACGTTCCTCGATCGTCAGCGGTTCCCCGTTGAGCATGTTCGCCAAGGTGGTGAGCCTGGCGACCAGCTCGACTTCGGCGTCCACGATGTAGATCGCGAACCTGTCGACAGCTGCGAGTTTGGCGCCCTCATGCCGATGGTTGCCGTCGATGAGGACAACGCCGGACCGCGACTCATAGCCGATCAACGGTGGAAACGACGCACCATCACGCATGTCGGCCGCGTACCGCTCAGCGAGGTCCGTCATTATCTCGTTGCGCCGGGCGTTGTTGCTCCTTGACCGGCGCTCATTGATGAGGTCGAGAGCGACGTTCTCGCGCAGGTGGAAGTCATGCGCTCCATGGGCGTGCAGCCACGATTCGACTCGTAGGTCTCGGGTAGATTCGTTCATGACGGATTGTCTCCTTGCTAGATGGTCTGTCTGTTCCCAGGGCCACGGATTTGGCCCTGGGAACTCATTACCCCTGTCGCGAGTGTCGCGTGTGTCGCGTTCGGTTGAGTCGCCCTCCCCCGTCGCGACACTCGCGACACTCGCGACAGGGGGGGGTACTGATCGGTGTGTATCGGCCGCGGCTCGTCTTTGTCACCCGCACACTTCAGTCATTCGGTTCCATCCTTTTCTATCGCTTGACGTGCCCGCTTGGCTCGCACCCACTCGGGCAACACTGACGCTGCGGGGCGTCCCGCACTCGTCCACCAGTCGTAACAGGCCCGACATTTGCCGCCCCGCGGCCGTTGCGTCCGTGACTTGCGGAACGTCTCGTCGCAACACAGGCATTGGAAGTGGCGCTCGGGGTCGTACGTAGCGCCGAGGATCTCTTCGTTCGCCTTGAATCGGGCGTCTCGCATCGCTTTCGCCTGGTCGTCCACGTCGCCGCCGTGGATGTCCTGGCCCATGACGAGCAGCAAAGCGTTCTGTGCTGCCAGCACCTCACGCATCGCCGCTTGGGCTTTGGCGAGACCTTGCCGGTACGTGCGATGTTGCGCGTCGAGCCATTGGTCGGTGCGGTCCAGGGTCGGCATCGGCCGGTCGGCACCTCGCGACCCGGACGGGATCGACGTCGACGGCAGGCCGCCTCGACGGAGTTCGGCGAGACGGGTCGTGAACGTGTAAGGGTCGATGAGCGTTGTCGTTGCCCGGATCTGGGCGAGCATCTCGAGGAGGTCGCCGACGCCGACGGTCAAAACGTCACTGGCTCGTCGAAGGACTCGGCCCGGATCTGGGCCCACGCCAGGTCGAACGCCACGTCGCCTCGACGATGCGCGACGTCGAGACGTTTTGCCCAGTCGACGACGCCGGCCTTGTCGAGCGCCGTCGAGCAGATCGGCTCCGACCCTTTGCGGGCCGCTTTTGCTTCGGCGACAAGGGCCCGGACCGCTTCCGCAGATCGTGGCGGTCCTGTCGGTCGGTCGTGGTCGCGTGTGCCGAGTCGTTCATCGGTGCGGGCCCCGCGGCTGACCGTCGACTGGAACCCTTCGCCGTACGCTCCCGGATTCGCCGTCAGCTTCGCGTCTACCCATGCCCACAAGTCGTGGACGGAGCCGAACGTTCGTTGTGTCACCGCGTCGCCAACTAGCACCCGTGCCCAGTATGTCACCTGACTGGCCGGGGCCGTCGCGCCTGCCGGGCGGTCGTAGCTCATCGGTGCTGCCACCGCGGCTTTCCGGCGAAGTAGTCGTCGACGACGTTCGCGACGGCGCCGGGGTGCTTTCCCTCGGTCGCGCACACCCCGAGACAGCGGGCGAGGACATCGGGTTCGATGCCTTCGCCGAGGAGCCGTTTCGCTTGTTGTCCCGCGGCCTTCGTCCACGCGCTGATCGGCGCTCGGCCTCTGTGGGTGATCCGGTAGTCCTCGACGTACCCGTCAACGAGGGCCGCGACGGAGGAGGAATCGGGTGGTTGGGGTTGGTCGTTGGGGGTGTCGATGAGGGTTGAGTTATCCACAGGGCCCTTCGCACGGGTGCGGAGGGAAAGCCCTAAGTTCTCTCGTTCATCGTGGCTCTCATTCCGTGCCGCACCCGTGCCCAGGGGGCCCTCCGCACCCGTGCCCAGGGGGGGCCGCGTGGGTGCGGACACCTTGATCCAATACAGGTTGGATGTTTGGCCGCGATCGTCGGCCCGCGGCTGTCGCCGTATCGCTCCGAGGTCGTCAAGTTCCGCGAGTGCTCGGTCGATTGAATCGGCCGAGCAAGTGAGTCGATCGGCGAGAGCGGCTCTCGATGGCCAGCACTTGCCGACGTCGTCGGCGTAGCGACGGAGAACCCCGTACAGCCGAACTGCCCGATCGGATATCGGCGCGTCGAGCACCCACTCGGGAATGATCGTGAACGGCCCGGATTCGCTACGATGTGTCACGTCGATGCCTCTCATTCAGGTGTCGGCCACGGGGCCGGACAGCGGGCTGTTGTCCGGCCCCATCATCGTAGCCCCGCCCTGTCGAGCGCGGCGAGTGTCTCCCGGTGTCGTAGCTCATCCCGTTTCCGTTTCCGTGCCCCACGCCGGACCAGCCGGAACGGGACGAGGAACAGGCCGAACGCCAGGTACCACCCGGCAATCGCCGTCCACGCGGCCGCGACGAGCGTGGCAGCGACCCACACCCACGCCACCCACTTGAGCCACCGCGGGCCGACCTCGGTGAGTCGCCAGATCCGGCGGGCCGAACCGGCGAAACTCATCGGTGCGCTGACGATGACCCGTTCACTTCCGAGCTTCGTGGTCATTGTGCTCCTCCTGCCGACTCGTCAAATAGTGATGGGGTCCGGGCGCCGAGACACGCCGGCGAATACCACAGCGTTTCCGTGTGGCGTGCGGCCTGTACTCCGTCCGGTTTGCTGTTCCGGCCGTACCCGCCCGTCGCGGACCATGACGCCCGACGCCAACCGTGGTCGAGCAGGGCGTCGTGCTCGGTGCCGTAGCCGGCGAGCACGATCCGGTTGGTGGTGTCGGCCCCGGCGACGACGCACCATTCCCGGACGGCTCCCGCGACATCCCCGTTGTCGTGGGCGTAGATTCCGCTTGTGCGGCGGTCGTTGTCGTAAGGGCGGGTCAAAGAACACTCCCGCGATCCCGGTCTCTGACCCGTAGTGCAATGGTGCCGGACCGGTGACACGAGCCCAGTCGCCTACGCAAACCGAGACGTGTTCGAGGCGCGCGGCGATGGCGCGGAACCATTGTCGGAGGTGCTCCCCATCGCCCCAGGGGACATCCCCGAGCCCGTCGCCCCGCCCGTCGTCGGCGAGGTCGACGCGCTTACGGTTCACGCCCTGTCCGTCGTTGCCGAGGTGGACGAGCTGACGTTTCACGCCCCGTACGGGGCCGAGGTGGACGCGCTGACGTTTCACGCCCCGCCCGTCGTCGCGGCGGAGAAGCTGACCGTCGACGACGTGCCACGGCCCCTTACCCGAGCACCAGCCGCCCCCGATCCAGCAACACGCCCCCCACATCCACCACCCCGCCGCCCGCGGATCGCACCATTCGGGGTCGCCCTCCAGCCGCGCCGTCAACGAATCGCGTTCGCCGACCAGCCACGCATGACGCGCATGTAAGTCGTTTTCCGACGTCGGCCAGTCGGCGGCGGCGGCGGTCTCGTCCGGGTGCCACGCGAGGGACCGCCACACGTTGGCGATGAACCCGTCACTATCGTTCACTATCTCGCGGCGGTTCTGGTGCTCGACGGGCCGCGCCAGGAGCACGGCCGCGGACCCACAGAACGGCTCGACGTAGCTGTCGACGTCGCCGAGCGCATCCCACACGAGCGACGCGACCCGGGACTTGCCGCCCATGTACGG